TCTTCCACGCCTTCCTATTCAAACAATCCGTTTAGCAAGGATTCACTGAACGCCACTAAGGCAGCGGAAATTTTGCAGAAAGATCCCGACAAGGCAAAGCGTTTGATTTCCGAGGCGCGCCTCGCAGGAAAACTTGACCCTGTTCTTGGACGCGCCCTCCAGAGCATGTAGCCTGCAGAGTGGTTGACGGATCGAGACCCTTTCGGGGGTCTTTTTTTATTGCTACAGTGCGACTAGCAGCTTTTGTAAAATGTCGATCACTTATCGTGGAGAAACTTTTGAAGGTTACAATAAACCGAAAAGAACGCCTAATCATCCCACTAAGTCGCACGCTGTTCTTGCAAAAAGTGGCGACGAGGTTAAATTAATTCGCTTTGGGCAGCAGGGCGTTTCGGGTGCAGGAAGCAAGCCCAAAACAGAAAAAGAAAAAGCTCGTCAACGCTCTTTCAAGGCAAGACATGCAGAAAATATTGCTAAAGGAAAAATGAGTGCGGCCTATTGGGCGGATAAAGTTAAATGGTAGACAAGGAATTTACTCCCGATTCTTAATCCAATCCTTGAGTTCGGCTACATACGCACGCATTTCTCTTGCTTTTTGCAAATGCCACTCATCGCAGGTTTGAAAATATAAGCGATTGTGTGTGTCAACAGCATTTAGCAGGTGATGAATAATTGGATTCCAAGGCTCGCGCACGGGCGAATCCCATGTGCGTCTTTCTGACACTGTTTTGTTGCGGCTTACAAAAGGCTAGTCGTGGGCAGGGTTATTAGCATGTGTCAGAGCGCTCACCTCATTTGTCATGCCTTTCAAGACTGATCGCAACGTCATTGGCCGCCAGATCACCACTGCGGTCGAAGAAGTCATCACCTCCCTTCGCATCTCCTACGACGCTGGCATGGCCAGTGGCAGTATTTACGTGATTCCCGCTGCTTTCACCCGTACCAATCTGGTGGAGCTGTTTGCTGGTCTGCCCACCGTGACCGGCACTCAGACCCTGGACATCAGCGGTACCACTGGTAACGCAACCGTGACTTCTGGCGAGAAGGCTGTTGCCACTGGCAAGGGCTGGACTCTTGACACCACTCCCTGATCTCACGTTGACCTCATGCTTCGCCTCACTTCGGTGGGGCTTTTTTATTAACTTGCATTTTGATCATGAAAAAACCAAGTAAGCAGCAAGCCAAATTTGGCAAAGTAATGCGTGAATTTTATGCTGGCACACTCAAGTCGTCTTCCGGCGCAAAAGTAACAAGTCGCGCTCAGGCCATGGCGATTGCCGCTAGCCAAAGTGGTATGCCACCTATCAAAGACAAGAGAAAGCGCAAGCCTGCCGCCAAGAAGAAGCGCTAGTATTTCAGTGTTAGAGGCCGTGCCTCGTGAAGTCGAGCGTGATGCTCGCACAGTGCGGTTGTACCGACACAAGCTTTTTCAAATTGCCTGACAGCAGTGCTGTGGGCGCTTCGTCCATTTTCTTCTCTTCTTTGAGGCAAAGACAATGCTTCTCGCTGGCATTCCCTTTATTCCTCAGCTTTTCCTGGAATACCAGCAGGAAGAGCTGCAAAACCGCAACGCTCTTGTCACCTCTGGCCTAATGGTCACCAACTCTGCCATCCAGGCTGAGTTTGCAAAAGGTGGCAAAACCATCGATCTGCCTTTCTTTGGCGATCTTTCGGGTGATTCCGAAATTCTCGATGACACCACTGGTTTGACCGCCGCCACTCTGGCCGGTGATGTGCAAACTGGCGTGCGCAACATGCGTGGTAAGGCTTGGAAAGCCTCGGACCTCGCCGGTGAACTGGCTGGTTCTGACCCCATGCAGGCCATTGCTCGTCGCACTGGTCAGTACTGGGTGCGCGACATGCAGACCTCGCTGATCAATGTGATCAAGGGTCTGTTCGCCACCGGCGGCCCCCTGACCTCCTCCCACGCTGCTGGCGGTACCAGCACTCAGCTCTCCCAGAGCGTGATGGTTGACGCCATCGCCAAGCTGGGTGATGCAGGCCAGGAGCTGACCGGCGTGCTGATGCACTCCCGCGTCTACTACGCCCTGATGAAGCTGGACCTGATTGTTCCCGCTTCCAGCACTTCCCAGCTTGACACTCGCCTGTCTGCTCAACGTCTTGAGCTGGGCACCTACCTGGGTCGCCCGGTGTTCGTTGACGACACCCTGCCTGTTGATGCTGGCGCTGGCACTGGCGGCGCTGACGTGCTGCACACCTACTTCTTCGGCCCTGGCGCATTTGCCTTTGCAACTGCTCCCGCCAAATCTCCTCTTGAAACCGACCGCGATTCCCTGAAGGGTATCGACTATCTGATCAACCGTACGCACTATCTGGTGCACCCGAACGGTATCAGTTGGGTTGGCAACGCTGTTGGTAATTCGCCCAGCAATGCTGAGCTTGCCACTGGTACCAACTGGAGCAAGGTGTTCACTGACAACCGCAACATTCGGATCACGCAGCTTCGCTGCTACATCTGATCGCTGTAGTCACAGCCCCTCTTCGGAGGGGCTTTTCACTATCAAGTAACAGTCATGTCGATTACTACTTTTCGTCTGGCACGCGAGCAAGAAGAAGCCAAGCTGAGTGCAGAGACTGAGGTGGCCACCGAGGTCGCTGAAGCCCCTGCCGAGGAGGCTCCTGCTGCTTGCCCTGCCCCTGCCGCAAAGCCTGCTGCAGTAGCAGCCAAGGCTAAGACCACCACCACCAAGGGCTGAGCCCTAGAGAGGCGTCACGATGGCCTTCGTATCGACCCTGGGAGCTGCTAACGCCAACTCCTTCATCAGTGTTGCGAGGGCCACCACGCTTCTTGGTGAGCTTCCCGTGAGCGCTGGTATTGCAGCTTGGTTGGCGCTGAACAATACGCAAAAAGAGCAGACGCTTGTTGCTGCAACAATGACGATTAATCCCCTGAAGTGGAAGGGATACGTCGCCGATGCAGCGCAATCTTTATCTTGGCCGCGCTTGATCAAAATCGATGGGCGTCAGCTTGCAACAGACGAGCTGCCAATTGATTTTGAAATTGCGGTCGCTTACATGGCGGCGTTTCTTGGAAGCGGGGGCGGGTATACGGCAGTTGCAGCAAATGACGGGGGCGCAACGCTGCGCAGCACGAATCAATACGACGAAGTTGAACTTGGCGATGGCGCACTGCGCGTTAAGTTCAAGCAAGGCGATATGCCGCAGACGGGCGTTGATTACATTCCGCCATTTGCAATGGATATTTTGTATCGCTACATGATTGATTCGAGCTTTCATCAGCCGTATGTGAGTCGTACAAGCACTGCGCGCATTGATCCTTACTACGGCGCTGGTGCATTCCGCCCCAATCGCATTCGCTTCTCTGGTGGTCAGGTTTTTCCTGCTACTGGCGGTTGGGCCAGCAATCCGCTGTGATGAGCCATGTCACTTGTCGATGACATCTTTTCTTCAATCCCCGCCCCGCTGATCAATCAGTTTGGGATTGACGCGACATACATCAAAGCAAACGCAAGCCCAACCTACAATCCAGTAACGGGAACTGTTTCGGGCGCTGCGACAGAAATTGCTATCAAGATTGTTATCTCTGAATTAAAACCCGAAGAGATGCAAGGCTTGTATCAGCAGACCGATGTAAAAATTATTATTGCCGCCAGTGCGCTTTCGGGCTACTTTCCGCAAACAACTGATTCGATTCGCTACTTGCAGAATGGAGTAACTCGCACCGCAAAAATTGTTGGAATGTTTTCGTATCGTGGCGATAACGCTATTATGCACTCAGTTGTTGGGAGATTGAGCTGATATGGCAAGACAGCCGCGACGTAGAAGTGGACGAAATTTTGAGATTGCAAATAAATTGATGAAGGACATCAACAAAGCCGTTGCTTCTGGTGTTCAAAATGCTGCAATTGAAATCACAAATGGGCTTGTTGAGGTTGGCCCGGCATGGAGTGGCGAATTCTCTGCTTCTTGGGATGTGATCGCACCGGGTCAAAGCGCAGTTCCCCCAAGAGGCAAGGGACGAATCTATCGCTATGACAAACGAAACTTTCCGTTATCTAGGTTTGAAAAAGCAATCGAAAAAGGCACAAAGCAATTTGAAGTTGTTAATACAGCCCCTCATGCCGCAATTGCAATTGATGGTGAAGAAAGTATTTTTATCCATCCAAATGATTTGGATCCACTAAAAGATCCAGTTGAGTTTGGTTTTCGTCCAAAAGATTCCGATGGCGAACAGGAGCCATCTTTTCGTTACGACATCAGCATGGGCTATGAAAACGGCAGCAAGCCAAATGCCATGATTACCGCAGAGCGCGACTGGTTGGCAACATACGCAGTGGGTGGTGGATTGAGTAGAGATCTTGGCCGTGGCATTACCATTGGTTTTGGAGGCACACGATAATGAACTATCAATCCATTCGCGCCAAAATTGAAGGCCCATTGCTTACCGTCTATAACACGCAAGTTCCACCTGTCCCAGTTTATTTTGACAACATCACTGCAGTTCCACCTGACCCACCGAATGAATACGTGCGCGTCAATGTTACTTTTGGTGTAACGACTGAATCAGCGCTTGAGGGATCACTTGATTACGCAAGAGGGGCTCTGATCATTCGTTGCTTTGCCCCCAAGAGCGCAGGACCAGCACGCTGCCAGCAACTTGTGCAACTTGCCAAACAAACTCTTGATACGCTGAACTCTACAAATAAAACAGCGACTACAACGTATGTAAGGACTAGCTCTATCGTTGGGCCATCTTTTCAGTCGCCAGACAACTCTCCTCATTTCATTGGGCGAATAGAAACTGGCTGGCAGGCGAGCGTGAAGTAATCGCTAACCTGTATCTAGCTGGGCAGTGCCCACACAAGCCACTACCCCCTTCTTGTCATGGCAACCGTTCTGTCCGGCATCTCCGGCGCTTTCTACTACAAGCCTGCGGGCACTGTTGATGGTTTCATTGAAACTGCAATCAACACCAGCACCGACACCATCACCATCGCATCTGCTCTTAACTTCAAAGCGGGTGATCCTGTCAAGTTCCGCATCTACAACCCGAACACTGGGGCAACCGTGACCCCGGATGCGTCGAACATCATGCCCGCTCTGAGCGCTGGCAGCCTCAGCACCAGCACCACTTACTACGTGCTGACTTACAACACCTCCACTGGTGCGATGACTGTTTCCACCTCTCAGGGTGGTGTCTCTCTCAACTTCTCCGACGACGGCACTCTTGCCTCGCCGAACAAGTTCCAGGTTTACTACGCTGATTACGCTGCT